CCCATGATCGGCGATTTGAGTGATTATATTTTCAGGATTGGTAAGAACTTGATCAAAGTTTAAAGCGTCGAAATTAAGACCATCAAACGCATTCGAAGCGAAAAACTGTCTCGTACCAGTTCGAGGAAATATGAAGCGTCTTTCCAAATAACTTACTTTGTTAGTAGGATAAAAGGCTTCATCAGTGATTTGCTGCAGACCGTTAGTTGTATCGTAAATGTATCCTAAAGTTCCATTCACAATACATAACTCATTCCCGTTGTGGTCCATTGAAACCCGCTTATTCCCTGTAATGGTCCCTAATAGGGTAGAGGTTCCACGTGAAACACTGTACAACTCTTGGCCTGAAACTACATAAAGAACCGAGTTCATGACCTTCATACCCCAAATAGGCCCAGAACCTACCGTGAGATATAAAGCGCTCCCTGGAGTACCGTGAATAGTAAAAGGGGATTTTGAATCTGGCGGTTGTTTTTCAGGAAAGAAATTAACTAATTCCTGAGCATTTACAGGTAAAGAGCGATTTTGATAGGCGTGAAGGCCAAAAGGGACGTTAATTCTCATTAGGGATGATCTGCGTTGAGGTATTCTCTCTATCCCACCAGGATACTTCGTAAAAAAACTCATCAGCTTGAGCTTTTAGTTGTGAGATTCGTGATTGTTTAATACCATTTCTCAACGCTAGATCAACCGCTAGCAAATATTCCAAGGCTAAATGCCATTCTTCAGGAAAATCGAACTCATCTTCCAAATCTACAATGACCTCAAAAGGTCTTTGGTAGATCAAATAAATATCATTACCTGCAGCGTTCGTATCAGCAGGGTTATAAACGTACAATACTCCTAACGTTAACTGAGGATCGTAGTAAATTTGATTAGGAATTCCTTCTGAAGACTTGTCTCCTAAAGCTTCATATTGTTCTGAAGAGGTAATCCATAACGGGGTGTCATTTGATCCATCCCGATAGTACGCCTCCATGATTCTAAGAGGTCTTTCGGTCATTCCCGTACCACTGGCTCCGCAAGTATAAGACTGTTGGCCTTTAATCAGATTGATCGTTCCGGTTTTTCTTGCCCATAACTGAAGACCGTTCTTTTGATGGTATTTTATGAGCTTATTAAGCTGTTTTATACCTCTAGTCGTTTGGTCTGGAGTCATGTCTTCTATTGGATCTTTTACCCTGGCCAATTCATAGGCTGAACTCAATAAAGAGTCCGCTGTGGTTGAAATTGTGGTTACGCCAGAAGTCGCCATTAGAAAATAACGTAATCTTTTAACACCCAACTACCATTATATTCTACTTTCGCATAAGCAAAAGAGATAGGATTTGTTAAGCTAACCAATCCACCAACATCCAAAGTATAGTCACCGTGACCAGTTCGATTAATCTGAAAAACGTTTCCATTTTCACCGCCGCTGATAGCAATTGTTCTGTTTTGAGTTAGATCAGTTCCAAAAAACACATTCATGTCGTCTGTGCCGGACACCAAGGTAATACTATTATCTCCTCGGTCATTTACGTCAGTCGGGTCGTTTCTTACCCAAGAGACTGATTGATCGTCTTTTACAGCTTTTATTCTTTCTTGTGGGTGTCGAGTTTCCCAGTCGTCTTTACAGACGTAATCGTTAATCTGTGAATTCCATCTCAATTGGTCGGATTTAAACTCCAATCCGCATAATGCGCAGATCGCATTCCATGATCCTTTTTTATAATAATCACCCATTATTCTGCAAAACAGTCAACTGAAGCTCTGCGCCATTAGTGTAAGAGTCGAATTTCAATCTCACTCCTGTGGCGTGAAGGCTTAGTGCTTGAACGACATCGGCGCTCGCGTTGGAATTCTTTGTTATCCAATTTGTTGTTAATGCCGGGACTGTGCTTTGGATGTCATCAAAAGTCTCATCAATGTCGAATTGACACGTTCCGCTTAATCCTGATACCACCGCTGTGCCTGCTTCTGTCGCTCGTCTGTTTACAGGGAGAGTTCTGGTTATAATTTCATCCACCGGGCCAACAAATACGTTTGACCCTACTGCCCCATCCGCCGCTATTTGCGTTATTTGGCTCCAATACGTTGTCGATTCTACCGCAGTAGTCGTTACCCCTGTGATGTCTTCTGTGGTAGAGATTCCATCTTCATTTTTCCCTGTTACCGTAAAAGTAACCCCAGAAACATCACCGGCGGAATCTATGGCAATTTGGACCCCTCCAATACCGGAAGAGTACGCATCTGCAATGTCAAATTGCCCCGCTGTTCCTAAATCACACAAAGCACCGTCTAATGTAAGATTCCCAGCGCCAACTAATGTTTGGTTTTCGGCTATCCCGTCTACATCCACATCAGCAGGATCTATGTCAAGTCTATATGGTCGCATACTATATCCTTCCAATTCAGAAATGGGGGACATTGCCCCCATCTATCGTTATTCGAAGATAATTCGACTAATACCTTCGTAATGCACGTCTAAGGCTTCCGCAGCCGCCGCACCAGCTTCAATTCCAATATAAGGAATCAAGTCAACATCATTAGTCAATGCCGCTGTTTTGTTTGGAGAGCTTTTTATCCCCGCAGAAGTCACCGCTGTACCACCAGTGCTTCCGGCTGTGCTTGTAATGTTATAGTAAATACCATTTACCATGATCGATGCTTGGCGATTTTCGTCAATTTCAATACGTAAGTGATACGTGGTATTGGCCGCAACTGTGATAGGAAGCTGAGAAATATAATCTGTCCCACCAATACTATGCACAAAATGTAATTTAGTATAATCAGTGAATGCTTCAGAGTTTGTCGCGTCAGTTTGGAATTTAAAGAATAACTGATCGGCATCCGTGGCGATTAATTGATCATTGGTCAGTTTAAGCCCTGCCCAAACCTTTTGGTTGTCTATCGCATTCGTGGAAATAGAAGCTTCCCAAACAACTTGGTTTTCAGTACCCCATTGAACACCGTTCCATGCAGTATTACAGTCTGTTTGATTAGTAGTAGTATCCAAATGAGGCGCAATAATCGCCTGATCTTGATCAGCGCCGGCGGTTGTAATCGTAATACCGCCGCGAGTAGTATCAAAAGTACACAGCGCAGTCGTCATATTCGTGCCGAGAACTTCAAAGTTCTTGTTGGCACCTCTAGCGACCTCAACGGTATGAACTTGGTCGATATCTGCATTTAAAGCAGGGCGTTGTAAAAAGTATTCTTCCAAATAGAAACGGCGTATATCTCTCCCACCGATAGTGGTGAAATCTTCGATAACGCCTGTGGAACTGTTTCGATTTACGTGCTTGAATCCGTTGTGCGATTGCACCGGACCTGAAAATGTGGTTTTACCCATGATAATCCCCTGTCTATTTAATAGTCCGCATTAGCGGTCAGGTTAAAAAGTATAGGCGCTCGTATCGTTTGAGTCGTTTAATAACAAGGCCCGTCAGTCCTTGCTACCTAAAACATGCTGTTACGGTGGTGCTGAACCGTAAACCGCTCGGAAATCCCCTACAGTATAGGAGCTTCGGAACGTGGCTTTAGCTTTTGCATTACCAGTATCGAAATCATTATCTTGACCGAACGTAACAGGCCGGCGAATGAACTTGCACATACCCGCTGTCGGGATGTTGGTTCGAACAAACCAATTGTTAGTATCAGTGAAGTAATGATTGGGTTTTACGCCACCAGGCAACATGCCCATTGTTTTAAGAGCGTTTACTGCGTTGTTGGCGGTGTCGTTTTGTTGAACAGACTTCAAAATACGAGTCGCTTCAAACATCTGATCTACAGGGACGTGTAAAGATTGCCCCATCAGGCGAATTTGAAGTCCTCGGTTATTTTTGGCCTGACCGATTTGGATCAAAAGATCTTCTAAAGCGGTTTCGGACAGTGCGGCACCTACAGCCAGTTCGTTGGATTGATCTCCAGACAGAGTAGGATGGTCGGTAGCGCACAGTTCTTTGCCATCACCAAATACATAAGACGAGTTGAACGCTCGATTATATACGTTCGCACCGTTAATATTGTCGGTAGTGGCTAAAGAAAAAGCCAGGGCTGACACGCGGGATTGAGAGACATCCATATACAGATTGTCTTCCAGTTCTTCCTCGGTCACGATATACCCTAATCCATAAACCACATGAATAGCGCGAGTTACCGGGCCTTGTTGGTGAGTGTCATAAGTAATACTTCCACCTTGAGATTTAACCTGAGCCAATCCAAAACCAGTGCTTTCCACCAGTTCTTCATAGGCTTTTTTCGATGTTTTCACATCAAACAGATCCAAAGTCTCGTCGGGATGTTTTGCATACTCCAAACCCCACCAGGAATAGACTCCAGGCCAGAGTGCTTTGGGATGATTGCCAGTTGAAATGATCATTTATAGTCTCCTTATACGCCCAATGTACCAACAGTACCTTGGTTCTGGGTATGTTGATTGATTAATACTTCCACTTTGGCATGAGTCAAAGTAGTGTCGTTATCGGGACGTTTAGCAGCACCCAAAATCAATAACTGGTTTGAAGCATCCGCCGCTGGAGCATCGGAAGTGGTGTCCAGTTCGGCCCCGCTTAGACCTGTCGTGGTATTACCTGTGTGAGTGTAAATCAGGACAGCATTCAATCCCATTGAAGCAGCAGGAATTGCACCATCCGCCTGAATCTCGAAAATCACGTCAGGATCGTCACATACCAAAGCCACCAGCTCAGTAGAGGCTGGATTATAGTGCTTGGTCAGATCATTGGGATTTGGGGCAAAACCTACAATCACTCCGGTAATACGATTACCATCGCCTTCGGTAGCCTTTTCAATGCTTGGTAAGTCACCAATTTGAAAGGAACCAACACTGGCAGCAGAAACCGCCGCCGCATTGGAACCACCGGCTACTTTAATGACGGGATCACCCACAAACAAAGCTGTACCGTATGTTGCTGCAATGTAATAAGGATTTGCCGCCCCGTTATAGGGTGCGCCGTTACGATGTCGTACTGGACGCAGACCAAAAGGGGAATCTACATTAGCCATTTTTAAAATCTCCTAGTTAGGGCGGCGCTGATCATATATGACCTTCTTTTCGTGTACCCTTGACGGTATATGATGTTTCAGTGTCGCCACGATTAAACATTTCACGTTCTTGCTCGGTAATAGCGTCTTGCTTTATTTTCTCATTTTCCTCATACCAATCCTTGCGGATTTCCATAAGATATAGCTTTTCATCAGAACTGCGTGAAGCAGGGCAAGTGACTCTTGATCCGAGATGATCTTTTTCCTGATCGCCGGTCTTGACTTCACCTTGATTCATTACAAATGTGTATCCAGCCTCTTCGAGTTCTCTAAACTGAGACTCTTTGGCCCAATACTGTCGTTTACTTGGGTCCGCACCATCGACCACTAATTTCTTGCGTGGCATTCCGGCAGGGATTCGCTTTTGTTTCTCTCTGGGTATTCCTCTTGGCATAAATTACTCCCATTCGTACATTGAGACATATTGATCTTTGGTCATCAGCCCTTGCACAACAAACTCGTCACAAGCCTGTCGGGCCTCTTGAGGAAGATCTTCGTATGTCTTTTTGGATTTCTTGGTTGGAGAAGGCCGGCCACCCTCAACTTCAGGTAGTTCGTCTTTCTTCGGATTTGAAAATTTCTCGGGAAAAGCCTTTTTAATGCGCTTTTCGACTTCATTTAATAATTTCTTATACCCGGTTTCATCATTAGTGAATCTTCCGGTATTTCCAAGTTGGTGGGCTATTACATCCGCCTCCAAACCTAGTTCTTCATCTTTCGTATACCAGGAATTCTGTTCAATCCATGTGTCTAGTATAGGATTTCCGTCAGGTTTTGCAACTTCTTGTTGTTGTTGAAGTTCTTTGTCCAGTTCTTCGACGTCCAACTCGGCCTGTGGATGGGAGGACCGGCGGGCCTGTGCTGGTTCGCGGACAACGACAGGGGGTGGATCAATGATGAAAAACAGCCATGCATGGAGGTAATTCGGGACATCAAAACAGTAATTTTAAAAATTAATTTTGTCACGGTTCCAGTCACTCTCAAA